TGCTTCTTCTTGGCTCTTAATTGCTAACTCCATCATTTTATTATCTGCTACTTTCTGTTCTTTATCTTCCTGATCAACTCTAATTTTAAGAAGTGCCTCGGGCGGTTTTCTTAATACTCTACAAACCGCACAAATTGGAGTGCCTCGGCTAGTAAAAAGTGTGCCATATACTTCGTCTTTTAAGTAAATCGGTTTACGACAGAAACCACACACTGCGTCGGGTTCAATAGTTTTATTTTTCATAGTTGATTTTGCTAATTGTTAAAAGCTGTCAAAATATCTTCAATCAATTTCTCTGTCGGCTTTCCTATCTCAAAAATCATAGGTTTTGTTTGAGTGCTAACTGGACTTCCTATTAAATTTGACATACTCATATCTTCAATAACTTGCTTGTGATATTCTTTCAATAATTTTCCAACGTTAGTTTTAACTTCGGGAATATAGCTTTCCGATAAAATCTTCTGTAAAATAATTTTTTGTTCTAGTTTAGAAATCATAGTTTTATTATATTATATTCTATCAACCCTGCCAACTACTACCGAGCTTGTCTTCTTGTGCATTAACTCTAGTATCAAATAAACAAGTGCGTCAACTAGGTCGTCGTGTGCTTCAACTCCAAATCCTAGTAACTGGTCAATCAATTCTTCACACCCATATTCTGCAAACATAACTGTCCCGTCCTTGATATATGGAGAGGCAGTTTCAAGTCTTGCTCTCTTGTCTGTAATCGGTCTAACACCTTTAACTGACAAACCTTTTCTTGATAATTCTTGTATCGCCGCTTTCTGATAGGCAACATCTTCAACCAGTAGTTTTGACCCAACTGGCATTGTCCCGTGTTGAGATTTTATAACTGTCTGTGTCGTATCAAAGTCCATTCTACGATTGATAGGGTGCGGTTTAATCAAAATCTTGTTAGAACCTAAATATACCACTTGTAGTCCCTGAAGAATAGCAGTATAGTCGGCAGTTTCTTTTTCAGAGATAGCAAGGTCAACTGAAGTTGCTCCATTTCGCACTGGGTATCTTAAACCTCCACTCTCGTCTGTTTCTGTTAATATGCTAACTGGATATTTATGAATATCGCTATCCTTAATAATTTGGTCTTCTTCTGAAATAACTTTTAAGAGATATTCTCTTGACCAAGCTGAAGCAGAACCGACATTTTTCTTTTTCTTTTCAATGGCTTCTTGGTTTGGATATTTACCTTTCCAAGTAATAACTCCGTCGTCGGTAATAAGTGGGAACTCCATAACTCTATATAAATTTCTTTTCTTTATCCTCGCCATTAACGCGTCATTGTGTAAAAAGTTTCCAATCAAAATCATTTTACATTTTAGTTCGTCTTGGGCTGGGACTACTTCTGAATTAAACCACCGTTCTGTTTTATCTCTATTCTCTTTTTTTCTAACCCAGTCTAAATCTTCAAGGTCGTCGGCGATAATTACTTGCGGTCTATACTGACGATATTTTATTCCCCTAATCTTTTGACCTCTTGATCGCCCCAGTAAATATATATTATCTGCAAACTCTAATTCTCCCTCCGCCCATTTAGATTTTCTTGGCTCAATAGCATTCGGGAAATCTGATTGAATTAAATCGTTGTCCTCAAATTCTTTTCTAATACTTAAAATGTTTATCTTCATTTGCGTAGTCGTTTCATTCATTAAAATAACGAAATTATATTTTCTAAATAAAACTAACCAAAGCGGATATGCCAAAGAACAAAATGTAGTTTTCGCTGAACCACGAAATCCAATTACCTCAACCGCTTCTTCTTCTTCACTCTCAAGAACATCTACTAACTCCTTATGAAAAGTCGCTGGTTCTAAATCAAAATAATGCCCTAAATAAATAAGACAGAATGCCTTAAAAGAATGCTCTGCCACAAGTAAGCGTTCGGCAGAATTATCAATATCAATCCCGAGTTCTTTCTCAAAAAAATCTTTGAATAATTTGTGATTTTCTTTATCATACTTTTTTGTTTCAGTTACTTCCATTTTTTTAATCTCTCCATTATTCCTGCTTTCCTTTCGTCACTTAATTTTTCAACTTTAACATCTCCCGTGAAAGTAGAGTGTGGAGCAAACTCGTCTTTCTTTCTAACCTGTAAAAACCTAAAAGCAAATTTAGGGTTCTTCTCTAATCCTTTTATAACTTGCTGTCTTGCCATAAGAACTGGCTTGTTTTTCAATAAGTCTATTCTATCGTTAAATTCAGGGTGTTTCTTTAGATATTTATAATACATATCCTTAGTAATGTCTGCATAAAATAATGCTTCTTTAACTGAACAACCTAAAGCAAACGCTTTCTCTAATTTTACTACAACTGACTTTTCACTTTGTCCGTCAAATAACTTTCTCCCTGCGTTACTTTTCTTTCTTCTCACTGGCTTCTTTTTAGTAACTTTCTTCTTGGTCAATTTTGGTTTAGGTTTTATGGTTTTTTTTGTTTTCATAATTTTACTTACTCTTATGATAACTCTTTTCAGATATCTTCGGAGTATCAATCTTCAGACAAAATCTTTTTCCTGTCTGTTGAAATCCGATCAACCTTACTATATGTCGGAGTGCTTCTGCGGTAACACCTCCCGAACCAATAACAAGTCCAATATCTGCTTCTGCGACCTTTACAAAAATTGTTATTATTTCTTCTCTAGTTCTATCGTCAAACTCCTCAACAATTCTACTCTCAACCCGTTCAGGTTTTCTTACCATTCCTTTAACAATGCTTTGCATTATGTTTTTTATTTCTTCATTCATAATTTTATTTACTTTTAATTTTTTTGTCTTTCGCTTTGTCTTTAACTCTAACCTTTTTTGCGTCTTCTTCCAACTCATTTAATCTCTCTCTTGTCAATTCTAACATACGCGCGAAAATTGCGGAGATATTATGTATATTATCTAACTTTGAAATCTCTAAAACTAATTTGTGAAAAGTCTTAAAATCTTTCTTGTCTGCTAAGAAAACTTTAGTCCCTTTCTCTAGCATAATGTCGTCAAAAACTTTTTCCAACATCTCTCTTTGTTTTGCCAAAAAAAGAATTGATATGTTTTCATAGTCTAAGTCCACTTTAATATCGTCAATACTTACATTGAAACCGTCCAACTCTAATTCTTGGTCTGTAATTCCTGAAGCTATCTTAAAGTTTATATCGTCAATCTCAAAATAAAGTTCTTTCTCAAAAAGCGACCGCAGAATTTTTCTGTGTTCACTTGGAGTTATCCCGTAAAAAATTTTATCTAATTGTTGCATAATGTTACGAAGTCAGGAATTGAACCTGAGCTTCCTTGCTGGGAGCAAGGTGTTCTTCTATTAAACTACTTCGTAATGTTTTGGCTGTGCTGGGTTTTAAGCACACTTACGGCGATAAAAAATGTCCAAGAAATTATGCAACTGAAGAATATAGAAATCAGTCGCCATTCTTACCATTCCGCACCAAATTATTTAATTGTCAAAACAACATTGATGTTACTGGAACTCTCTTTGGTTTTACCCAAAGTATATGCTCCACTTCCACTCCTCCTCTTTCTAAAGCAGGTTTTATATTCTGATGTCTATGACATTTTAGAGGGTCGCCCTCTGAACACATCACGCAAATATAACCTTTCTTAATTTTTTTATATAAGTGAATTAAATACTCAACGTCACTATCCCAATCAACATCTCCTTTTCTTAATCCTCCCAATTCATTTCCAGCCCATACATAAAAAATACCCGCACTCTCAATATCTTTTGAAAGGGTGGGTTTATTAAAATGTGGACACCATTTGGAATATGGAGCGGATCTAACATCAACAAGAATGCTTATCTCGTTCTCTTGTAATTTTGAGATAAGTTCTTCAACTGTTTTATTACTATGTCCTATTGTTTTTATTTTCATTTTTAGTTTTGGTTTATGGTTGTTAATTTGTCTTAATTATACTATTGTTTTTATTTTATATCAAGTTTTTATGTTGATAAATAAAAGGGGGTTTTTAATTCCCCCTTTTTTGTTCGGGTAGTTGCTCAAAACATATTTCTCCTTATGTCTTCAATGCTACGGTTAAGAGCGTCTTGCAATTTTTCAAGTGCTGACTTGATAGCAAAAGTTGGCTCGTTAATTAAATGTTTTTCAATAATCATTCTGTCAGCGATCAACCTATCTCTAATCTGTTTTGCAAAATTTTTCACTCCGTCTGTTGGGTTATCGCCAACACCAATTTTCTTTTGCTTAATATCAAAGTTCTTGATATGCTCGGCAACTTCCTTTTCCCATTTAAGTCTTTCTTCAAATCTAGTCATTTTTTTCCTCCTCCTCGTTTAGGTAAATTTTGACAAACTTGATTTCTCCGTTCCAAAAATAATCAACCAAATTCCTTATAATTTCGTCGGGTGTCATATTTCCGAAAAGACTGTGATACTTATTGTGGGCTACACTGTTAACAACTGCTAAATTCTCGTGTGAACTATTGCCTCCTCTGCTTCTTGGTATAATGTGATGTCTGCTCGGATAGTTTTTTCTCTTACTATTCTTTTTTTGAGTCATAACATACCCTCCTTGATATAATTAAAAAAGAACTACTAACTTAATTATAACAGACTGTTACGCAATAATATACTCAATGTATAGTTCGGGGTGGCTCAAGTCGTGAACTATTCTTATAATCCCATTTCTTGTGAAATTACTTGCTAAACTTTGCTTATAAGAAAATCCTTTTGCTGTTGGATATTCCAACCAACTTTTTGAGTCTTCTGTTTTTCCCTTTAAGTAAATCCCGTTAGTTTGTTTTGCGACTATTTTCCTTTTCTTTCCTATTGAGTTTTTCTTTTCAGAAGTTGCTCTGAACCAAGTATTTTTTACCATTACTAAAGTCACACCAACATCTAACCTTTTGAATTCTGCTAAAATCATAATTTTTAATTTTTTAATTATCTTCTAAACTCAAAAGGAGTTCCGACGTCTTCTCCTAATGTTGTGTTCTCGTGTATTTCTTTATATGTTTTACCAACTTCATATAAATCAATTGTATTTTTTATTTACCTGCTCTTTTGTTAGTTTAACCATTTTATTTTTTGTCTTCATATTTATTGATAAAAGTTTCAACTACGACCTTGCTTGAAAATACGTGATTTTCAGGTTTATCATTTTCGTTAAAATTTTCTTCTTCTTCTGAATAATCATAACTAACAAGGATATCAATATCATTTCTAACCTTGTGATAATCTTTTTCAAATTTTTCCAACCTTTCTAATTCTTCAACCATTTCACTTTGTCCCCAACACCAAAAATCTGTTTTTTCCATAATTTTATTTTTATTCTTTATAAATTTTAATTGTTTCGTGAGCAAAATCTCCGCTGTCTAAAACAATATCTTGATTACGATACTTCTTCTTAATAATCTCAACCGCCTGTTCTTCGTTCTCCGCTTCAACTTTTACTTCCTTTGACAAAAGTTCTTCTACTAAAAACTTGAACTCTTTTGTCTTTCTTGTTAATAATCTTTGTGCTTGGTCTGTCGCCATTCCCAAAGCGTTTTCTATTGTTGAGGTGCAACAACCACCGTCTAAACTATCTTCTCCATCTTCAATATCTTCTGCACAAGAATATATTTCATAGTTGAACTCGCCCTCGCTATTTTCGTAAATTTCTATTGCTATTGTTTTCATTTTTTTTTAACAAATTATTTTAATAATGCCGACCTTTATTTATTCATTACTTCCTTTAATAAATGACCCTCTCCAAAATGTAAATCTCTTTCAATACCTAACCCGCCCATTAGTTTCAATTCTTCTAATTCCCAAAGAGCAAAATCTCCGAACTCGTCACGGAAGTCGCCAAAAAGACTAACCCAACCTGTCGCAATTCTTGTCATAGGGTCATAGTTAGTAACATACCAAGTTTGCCTCCCGCACGGATTAAATAACTTAACCACTATTTCCATATCTTCAATCTTTTTTTTGTTCTCTTGACTACCTAATTTTTTGAACTTTGCCTCAATTTCTTTTGTTATAAGTTTCATATATTTTTTATTTTATTAAATCTCTTAATACTCCAGCTTCTTTGTGAAAGTTTACATTCCATTGCTTTTTGTTTTTCTTACATAATTCTTTTATTTTTTTAATTATTTATAAACTTTTTTATTTTTGTGCTACTTGTGTTATTCCCATTTCTTTTGCAACAGCCATAACATCTTCAAACTTTTCTGCTGATGTTATTGCAAAATCGTTTCCTTTAATAAATAGTGCATAACCTAACGATACTTTTTTTATAAACCCCTTTTTTGAATTTGACATATATTTTTATTTGTTAATTTATAATGTCTTATGTTATATAGTAATCATAGCATACTATATTTGAGTGTCAAGGGATTAAATAGTTAGCATATAAAAAAACCGTATTGTCAAAATACGGCTATAAACCTAGTTCTTTTGCGTCTTCCAATGTTCTGATAACAGAATAGATACCTCCTGCTTTTGTGACATCTTCCTCAAACTTTTTTTGGTCTTTGCTCTGATAAGAACCTGCTCTTTTGAATTCTAAAAAATAAGCGACGCTATCTTTTATTGCTATAACATCACTAACCCCTTTTCTGCTAAATTCAGACATCTTCCTAAATCGTTTTGTTCGCGGATCATAAATCGCTGTATTATTTTGTCGCCAAAAAACATATCTCTTAGCTTGGAGATACTGACACACTGTATTTTGTATCTCGTTCTCCGTTGCTTTAATTTTTATTTTTTTCATAACTTTATTGTTTATTTATTCTACCAACAGAATTTCCTTTTTTTCTATTTTCGTCTTTCCACATTGGTTGTAAGTTAGTGTAGTGGCAAACTTGTAATAAATTATCTCTATCTATTAAATCTACGATTGATAATGGTATTTGGTGGTCTATTTCCCACTTTCCGTAATTTTCCCAAGACATTCCATTTCTGAATTGATTTTCTATCCACTTTTTGAAGTATTCTATCGTGCAACCAAGATCCAAAACTGCTGAACCTGATTTGTAATTATATTTTAATGCAGACCTTAATCTTTTCCTCAAGTTATCAACTACTCTAAAATTTATATCTGTCTTTCTTCTGTTAAAAGTGTATTTAATTATTCTTTTGTTAATTCTTTTCTTATTTTGAAAATGATACTGTCTTGACCATTCTTTAATTACATTTTTATTTTCTAACCGATACCGTTTTATCTTTTCTTTATTCTGTAACCAAAATTGCTTTTTCCTTTTTACAATTTTCTTTTTATTTTGTAATTGATATTGTTTTACTTGTTTTTTAATTTTTTCTTTATTTTGCAAATAGTATTGTTTCATATATTCTTTTTGCTTTTCTTTGTTTCTCATAATATATAAACCAAAAACGGATAGCCACCTTGGAGAGAGCTACCCGTTTTTAATTCCAAGGTTAATTTCTAATACCTATATTATATATTATTTTATTTCAAAGAGCAATTTCAAATATTTTTCAGTTGCTTTTAATCTCATAATAAATTTTACAGTGAGGACAAAATCTTATCCCCACTAAAAACAAACTATTCTTCTAATTCGTCTTTTGGGAGTTCTTGTGTTCCGTCGTCTTCTTTCACTTCTTCTACATCATTTTCATTTTTGTCTTCTCCCTCATTTTCACTAACTTCTTCCTTTGTTTCTTCCGCTGTTTCGTTTTCGTTAATTTCTTTTTCTTCATTGTTATTTTCCATAATAATTTTTTTCTTAATTATTTATAATGCCGACCTTTTCCATTATAACATTACCCTCGTATAAATGACCATAAACTTTTATATACTCTTTATCGTTTTCGTTCAAACAATAATCAAGTTCAGTAGTTAAGGCATCATATACCTTATTAAGTAAATGAGTAACCGTTTCGTCTTTGAATAAATATGCTTCATTATCTAAATGGCAAACAAAATTATGTATCGGGCAACTGTTCAAAACACTTTCGTTATGCTTTCCTTTAATATAGTGCCGACAACTCGGGCTAATAATATGGTGGAGTGCGTCAATTCTATTTTTCCCGCAAATCATACAATCATACCAATAAAGCCAAACATACCTTGTCTTTTGCGAGAACCTATTTTTTAATCCGCTATTTTTCATTTCATATTATTTAGATACTCTTGAGTTTTGTTTTCTTCAAAATTTCTACTTTTCGGTATATACATATCATTTACTATCTCATTAAACCTACCTTTTGCTATTCTAAAATCACACTTAACGCAACGATATACAAAAGTGTTTGAACTTTTATTGTCTTCAATATAATTGTTACATTTCGGACACTTAAATCTTTTCAATCTATTCCAATTCATTTTTGACATAATTATTTTTCATCTTTGCTTATCCAATCAATCTCCATTGCGACCTTTTCCATTTCTTTAATTATTTCAGGCATTGCTTCAACAGTTTTCATAAATTTATTATACTGGTCAAACATATTCTGCTTGGCTAATTTTATCCCTTTAACAGCTTCAACCATTTCTTTGTGGTTTGTATCAGCTTTCTCGTTTATTATCTCCAGTGCTTTGTTTCTTGGATAATCTACCTCATAGGGTTGCAAGTCACAGGGCTTATTACATTTCTTGCACATATAACAAGAAGTCCCTCCACTCGTCACTCCTAAATCGTCGGCAGTTGAAACTTCAACTTCCGCTCCGCAACATTTTGATTTTAAGTTTTCTTCTATCATAATAATTTAATTTGTTAAAAGTTCTACCATTTCTTTATTTTCATATACATTTCCTAATATTTCCCAATGTTTTTTATACAATGTTCTAGGGACAAATCCTGCTAATTCTTTTTTCCATTCAACTAAAACATTTAATTTTTTAACTCTCGTTTTTAACTGAATAGAAAGTTCTACAATATCTCCTTCGTAAATTTCTTTTCCTTTCTTGTCTTTTAGTCCTGTGTATTGCATAGGAATTAAATCAATTTTTGGTTGGTATTTGCCATTCTGATATTCATAATTATCTCCATCACTACTATAAGCACTCATTACACACAAACCCTTAGTATCTATATCAGCATACTCAAACATTATTTTGTGTTTTTTATCCCAAGCTCTAAATTTTATTTCTCTCATAATTTTATTCTAAATTACCTTTAACATTGTTCTCGTGCTTTATCCATAAATGATTTTTTTCTTCAATTCCTATATTCGCTATCAATCCAAAACCTCTCAACATTATATTTAATTCTTGCACGTCTAAATATAATCCAAAACTTTTACCTCCTTTTCTGCTATCTCTATACTCAAAATAACAAACTTCTTCTTTATATTTCGGACTTAAACTGTCGGGATATCCAAAAAGAAAATCATAACTTGGGAAGCGATACCAACCGTGAACTAAAACTTTTTCTTTCTGCTCTTTGTCTGTGTAATAGACTTGCGGTTTTGTAGTGTTTATTGATATGCTCCCGTTCTTAAACTTCTTGTATGGCTCAATTTGCTCCTTTAATTTATTGTTTATTTTCATTTTAGTTCAAGAAAGTTATTCTCAACGACTACTCTTACTGTTTCAGCCGTGAGTTTAATAATAACATCTCCTCCGTTTACTTCATTGTCACTAACCATTCTTTTTAATTCTGCCTCGTCTTTAATAAAAACCCAAGATCTGCTTTCTGACTGCTCAAAAAGAACTGCTAATTTATAATTTCTCAATATGCTGTCTTTATCCATAGTTATTTATTCTTAATTAAATCTCTTAAACCATTCCTTATACACTTAAAACCTTTCCATTGTGCTGTTCCGTCTTCGTGGATACTTTCACAGTTTTCAGTTATTCCACAGATAATATCTACTATCATTTCTAAATAAGTATCCGAAAGGTGGTGGCTCATCGCTACATCTTTTTGCATTAGTTCAAATATTTTTTTTAGGTCTTGTGGTGTGTTTTTATTCATAGTTATTTATTCTTTAGTTTTTAAGACAACGAACCGAGAAACCGTTCACCTGACCGTACGGGTAGCGGGTGACAGTGGAGTTACTAGAGCTCAGGTAGCGTCCCCAAGCATTAGCCCCAGACACGGAAGACGACCAAAAGTACGTGTTCGTGCCTGAATTGAAGAAAGCTCCATTAGTATTGCGGTTGCCAGAAAAAACAAGATTAGGCATATCTTCTTTAGTTTTTAATAATTCTGTAAACTCACTATCTGTTGGCATTCTCTTGCCTGCTTTTTCAGTTTCTCTCATTGCTGATTTCCAAGTAAATAATTGTTCACCTCTGGCTTCATTTTCTAAAATCTCCCAAATATCTCCTTCTCTATTTTCAAGATATTCTACATCATAAACTGTTATCTTTTTCCAGCCATCTGAATTAACTTTGAAATTGTGGTCTTCTAATTCCAAGTTTGAAGTTTGGTTATACTTGTCTAATAATTTACTTATTTCTTTTAATATTTTTTCTTTGTTCATAGTTATTTATTCTTTAGTTTTTAATGATTTTAGGTTTAGGATATTAATTTTTCTTCTAACTCACTTATTGTTGTTTCTAAAAAATTTATATAAATATCTTTTTCTTGGATAACTTGTTCTAATGTATTCATATCTTGGTTTTGTTCTAAACAAAATTCACTCATATAATTTTTATCCATTGTTGTTATTTTTACCAATTCCACCACTCGCATTGTCGTAGTTTGAACCAGTTTTATATTGCTCCGCATTTTTCACACGAAGTGCTGACTGAATAAAACCGACCATTTTATCTGTTGCCAACATAACGTTTTCTAAATTGTTTTTCTCTACCTCTTTCGCTATAACCAAATTTTCTAAATCAGTTGTTTCAAGTTTTGCAATAGCCCGTGCCTCTGTTACTTTGTAACTGCTTTTCTTTATATGTGCCAAAACAAGATTTTGAAAAACCTCGTCTTTCTTCTGTGCGTAAACATCTCTCTCTCCCCTTGCTCTTGACGCCTTGTTACCAAGATAAGCATAAACTCCAGTCAACCTCCCTCCGTGTCTTACCAACCAACCTCCGTCCATTGTGTCAAGGTCTTTGTTAAAAAGAACGTCGCCAACCTTAAAAACAAAGTCAATCATTTTATCCTCCCTGAAATCTTCAACCGATTGAACCTGTGCAAGTGCTGTTTCGCATTTCAATTTGAACTCCTCTAAAATTGTTTTTGTTGATTTCTTTTTAGGCATAATTTTATTTTTGACCAGTTCCAGTTTTTAATTTCTCAATATCAATCACTCGTAGGCAAACCTTTTTCCAAATCCATTTAGGTATCAACTTTGGCTTTGGTCTTAACGCCTCGTTAAATACTTTGAGTTTATCTCTCAACTCGCTATTGAAACCTTTGTATGCTCTCCGTGCCTCTCTCCGTGCATTTTGTGATATTTTATGTTTTGAACCCATAGCTTTAGAAATTAACGAATAAATGCCCTTTGTTTGTTTCTCTCAATTTTTGCATAATCAGGAATACATCTCTGTTCGTCTTTGCTCCAAATATCCAAAGCATAATTACACCTTTTCCATTCAAACCATTCTTCTTCAATTATCGGCTCAAAGATTTTCACTTCTTCTTTTTCAATCATTTGTGCCTTTAGTTGAATTTGTAGTAATAGAGTTAATTCGTTAACTTGTTTTACTAAGAGAGCAATAACTTCCGTTAGTGCCTGTATATACTGGTCTTTTATTTGCGAGTTGCTAACTGCTCCCGCTTGGAGCGGGGCAATCAACATTGCAAATAGACAAATTGTAATTATAAATCTTTTCATAACTATACTCTTACGCTTACGTTAAAGTCTTCAAAAATTCTTACACCTTTGATTTCTCTAACTCCACTGCTTACTCTTTTACGAACGACTATATCGTAAATACCTTTTACTTTAGCTTTAGCCAAAACTTCTGCAATAATATCTTTTGGCAATTCTTCAAAATTTTCAATTTCAAATTCCCAAGTCTTTTTAGTCGTCGCTTGAGTTGAACCAACATTAACTGTTTGTTCTCGTCTTTCAACTGTTGGAACTGGGGCTACTTCTACTGGTTTATTATTCTCAATAGCTTTTGCGTCCTTTTTCTCTTTTGCTAATCTCAATTTTTCTTCTTTCGCTTTTGCTATTGCTTCCTGCTCTCTAGCAAAACCAACAATTTTCCCTTTAATAATTCCTTCAATTTCTTCAAGCGGATCTAATTGAGCGGTAAACAATCCATTCAAAAATTTAATGTGTTCTTTGAAAGGAGTCAAAATAACATCTTTGACAGACTTAACTTCTTTAATCTTTACCTTTACTTCTCCTAATAATCCTGTCGCTTTTATCACGTCTTCTTCGGTCTTCACAATAATATCGTTGGCTTGTTTCACTTGTGCCTTAACTTCTTTTGAAATTACGACTAACTCTTTTTCTACTGTTTCAACGCTCTTTTCTAAAATTTTCATAATTCTTTAATGTTTTATGGTTCTTAATAATTTTTTAATACTTTGTCAATATCAATTTTTTTATTGAATACTAGCCACCTAAAAAGTGTTGTAGTCATATTGATAACTTGCTGATGAGAACAACCAATATCTCCTCCAGCCGTTTCTGCTGATGTCTTACCTTTCAAAAATTCTTTCATTGCTTCTTTCTGCTTATCGTCTAAATCATATTTAGTTGATATTTTACTTCTCGTCATAATAATTATTCTTCCTTATCTGTTAAATCTTCTTCCTCCTTTTTAATTTTATTGCCAAAACTGACTCTTTCAGCAACAACTTCTGTTCTAAATCTTTTTTCTCCCTCAACTTCCCAGCTTCTAGTTTGAATTCTTCCTGTAATAAAAACCTGTGAACCTTTCTGCAAAAACTGTCCTGAACTCTCTGCTTGTTTACCAAAACAAACAATATCAATAAATTGAGTGTCCTGTTTCTTTTCTCCTGTGCTATCTTTGTAAAATCTGTTTGTCGCAATAGGAAATACACAAACAAAACCTCCATTCGCCACTTCTTTCATTTCGGGGTCTTTTGTTAAATTGCCTATCAAATTTGCTTGATTAAGATACATAACTTTAATTATAAATTGCATTTGCAAAATTCTCTGCATTGATGCCTCCGACCACGGCTACCATTCTTTTTTCAAATTCTTGTAATTGTTTCAATGTTCGCTTTGTGTTGAAAGTCACTATCAACTGCCTTGAATTTGCTCCAGTGTTTACCCAAAACAATATTGTCTTTTTTGATAACTCTCCATTCTTTTTCCAGTAACACCAATTTTGAAAAGTAATCTGATCGCTTTCGTCTGTTCTTACTTGCGTCCACGGAACTTGACCTGTCTTATTTTCAATGATTATTTTATCTGCCGGAACTTGTCCGTCCAAAGAAGCTCTAAAACTCCAACCCATAAATTTACATTTCAACGCATACTCACAATCTTTCTTTGGTAATAGTGGCATTGCTTTTAATGAGTTCTCCATAAGGTCATACAGTCGTTTCGGTGCAACTCCTTTACCATTATTCCAACTATCAAGAGATTTTCTCCAGTCAAATTTTCTATCTGCAAAACCTGCTGAAAATACTTTTCCTACAAACATAGGTTGGCTTGTTTTTCTTCTCACTCCTAAAACATACTCTACATAAAATTGTTGCGGTTCTTTTTCATAAGTCAAAACCTGTGAAGAAGAAAGCATTTTTTTATTCGGATATAATTCTTCAAAATTATAATCCATTCCTTTTTCTTTTTTTATTTTAGTCATTAGTTTGTAATTGGTTAACTCTTAAATCTGCTAACTGGTGGACTTGAACTTTGAAATCTTTATCTCCTGCAAATCTTTTATCAGCTTGAACTTTCTCGTCAAATTCAATTATTTGGTCTATATCATTCGTGTATCTAATTCCGTCAAGTATAATCTTTTGAATTTCTGCTTTAGTTGACGGCCTCACTGGTGCAGGTGTGACAGCAATTTGTTTACTTTCAACTGGTGCTAATCTTTGAATTGCGTTCGGATCTGCCTTTATCATTTTTTCAATCATTTTTGTCGCAACTGTTTCGGGTATTAACTTTCGCTTTGCGTTTCTTTCTGCTTTTGATAATGCTTTTTCTACTGCAAAAGTATTTTCATAATTTCCATTTCTTCCAGTCTTTTTGTATGGCTCAAATTTTATACCCCACGCACTCGTTCCGTCTATTAAATTGACTGCTAAAACTCTAACTTCAATTCCTAATACTCCGTCATAACTAACATCTCTTTCAACTTTCATATGTTCGGGCGGGAATGTAATTTTATAACCGCTTTTCTTGTTTCGGTTTAATCTTCTAACAACTTCGTTAACTCCTTTGACTGTTAACCCTGTAATCTTTTTACCCTTTTGAGTAAACTCATATATATAATGAGGCAAGACTTCTCCCATTAACTCGGCTTCAATCATACTGTCGTCTGCCAATTCGCTTGACATAACAATTTGTGAACTCGGGTCAATCGGACTTGTAATAACTATGTCGTTATTTTTTGGTTTACTTTTTCTAACAACTTTTTTAGCTACTGGCTTTTTAGTTATTTTTTTCTTAATCGCTTTTTTCTTTACAATTTTTTTGGTCATTTTGTTTTATAGTCCTTAATTTATAATGTCTTTTTTGTTACTTATATACTATCAGATTGTTTATTGAGTGTCAAGTGATTTTATTTCTTATTTTTAGGTAATTTATTTACTCTTATCATAAAAACTGTATCACTTTTCATTATATAAAATTTTCTTCTTTTCTCATTGGTAATAAGCCATTTTGCAAATTCTAATAATACTGTTCCTCTTTTTTCTTTTTTCATATATCTATATGTTATTTATACCAATTTTTTAACTCTTTTTTTGTTGGATTTTTAATAAAACCTTCTATACGAAAAACTTCATTATATCTTTCCGAACCATTCCCTGAAGCTGTTTTACATTTTATTTCTTTATTCATATATCTATTATGTTTTATTTAGTTTTTAATGATTTTACTCTATCACTTAAAAGATTGATTGTTTCATCTATTGTTTCTCCACGAACAATGATTAAATTGTTTTTAAAAATAGTATCTCTATAATACATTTCAAAAGGAGTTTTTTTTAACCAAGCCATACAGAAATAAAAAGTATATCTCCTACCATCTTTATAAATCCAAGAAGGTAGTTTTTCAAACAATGTAATATCATAATTCAATTTAAGTTCTTTTCCTATAAGACTATAAAAATTTTCTTTTCTTAATAAATCTAATTCTTTAACATCTGATTCGTATTTTAAATCTTCAATAGATTCTTTTTTATTTAACTCAAAAATCTTTATTCTTTTTTTTAATATTTCTATTCTATTTATATTTTCCATCTCTTTATAATTATTAGATTTATAAACTCCTTTATTTATTGTTGTTGATGTTGAGTTATTCATTGCTTTTGTTATTATTTTCTTCAAATTTTTTTATAGTTTTGCACACAGAAACAAAAGCATTTAACATATCACGTTTAAGATTTCTTTCCGTTTCGATAGTTACTGCTTTATTTAGTTCTTGTATTGGAGAATCTTTTGAATAATTATTGAGTTTATTATTTAATTGTACAATTTCTTCATCTAACTTTGTTATTAACTCAATAAAGGAATTATGTATAGTCACACAAACTCTCTTAACAACTTCTTTTTCTATTGTTTCTTTTTTCATATATCTATTATGTTTATTTAATTTTTAATTCACTCTCTAAAACTAAATCAGGGAAGTATTTTTTATCTTTTCCCTCTCCAGTAGTTTTACAATTATCATAATCCAAAACATATCTCTTACCCTCTAAAATACAACCACCATAAAATTTCGCTATTGATAACTGTGAGTTAGTCCAATTTTGATAGGGTATTCTTTTTGCAAATTTTGTTTTCTCCATAATTATTTTTTTAATTTATCCAATTTTAACCAGTTAATAATATCTGCGTCTGTAACTAACCTGTCTTCAGGTTTTTCGTTTAACCATTGCCTTAAAAAGCCGACCTTTCTTATAATATCTTCTCTTTTGAGAAATTTAACAAACCTCTTTTTTTTAACTTTAACTTCAACAACATTTTTCATTTCTAAATATTCTTGCTTTACAGTTTCTTTTTTAGAACCGTGACTATACAGTCCACAAAAAGGACAGATAGACCACTCAATCCAATAATAACCATTCTTAATTTGTGCCTTGCTAGGTTCTTGCTGTTCTCTCAACTCAATCAATTTTTGACAAGACTGTCTAGGACAATTTATATGCCCGACGATTATATAAGAACCTCCTCCCTGTTTTCCAATCTTTGAAACTTCTGTTCCTATATCTCTTAAATGTTCCTTAAATTTTGTTTTCATAATGTTCTAATTGCTTTTTTCTAGCAAATTCTTTTTTACCTTCTTCAAATTCCATTGCCTCAAGTTTTTCTTCAGCTTCTTTTAATAATAGAGCGTTGCAAATTGCATAATCAGAATATCCTGCTTGAAAGGTAACTGCTTTTATCTTAACTAAATATTGCTCAAATTTTCCTCTAGTTATACAACCTTTATCAACCCACCTCTCTTGCACAATTTTTTCTGCTTCTTTTTGGATATCAAATCCAACATCATTTTTCTTTCTTCTAAAATCTGAAATTATTTTAACAAGTTCCGGCGACCAAAACGGTTTTCTTTTTTCTTCTAAAATATCAGCTTTTATATTTTCAACTCTTTCCAAAAAATCTTCGTCGCCAGTTTCCATTCTATAATCAATCATCTGTGCTTTGAATAAAGACAATTCGTGTTCTGTAAATTTCCGCCTTGTTTTTTCTTGTGCAGTTTTTTCTAATTCTATGAACCTAATTTGACCATATTCTCCAGCCCAAATCCCTAAATCTAATCTACGAGTTTTCTCGTTCGTCGGATCTAACCAAATTCTTTTTACATTGAGTGCTGTTTTTTGGTCAACAATTATCGGGTCAACTCTACCTTTTATTATTATTTTTGCCATATATTTAATTAAATTTATCTACTTTGTTAATATTAACGTCACGACCTTTTATATAGTCTTTTTCCGACTTGCCTTCAAATTGTTTATTTCCCCTTTTTAAGAATTCAAATAAATTCCATTTATGCGACCACCAATACTCTGACCCGTTAAGGACAGTTGAATAAACATCTATTGATTTTAAGATGTCCTTTATTGCCCCGTCTATGTCCTTTATAGGTTTATAGGGATATCCTATTATTTTCTCAATCTCTTTTTCAGCTTCTTTAGATAAATTTCTATGAACAATTATATTTTTGCTATTCCAATAAATTAGTATCTCCTCCTTATATTTGTTCAATTTTTCTTTACTCAAAGAAACTTTCTTTTTACTTACCTTATCTAAACTAACCTTTCCTAACCTTGCCTGTGTTGCCATTTGGTTGCCATTTGGTAAACCAAGAAACAAATCACTATATAAACTATTGTTTTTAATCTGTTCACTCATCATTGACAGGTATAATTCTTTTATAGGTTTTTCTGATAAATAAGAACTTCTATGATATCTGTCCGCTCTTAATTGATTATTTTCGTGCCAATCCCTTACGATACAAACCCTGCTATCAACAACATAAATTAAACATTTTTCGTGCAATAATTTTAAGTCATCAGGTTTACTTTCTGTCATTCTCATAATAGTAAAAATCTCACAGAACCCGTCATCATCAGAGTTCATACCTATATGAAAATATAAGTTTTGTGCCGACTGTGACATCATAAGAAACTCACTTGAGTTTGATACTGTCTTTGAAAACATTCTACGGTTAGCCAAAATAGTATTTAATTAAATTGATAAAACTCTGTTTACCGACCAACCGTAAACATAGTATCTTTGAGCAAGTGTGCTTCTTTTAATACCCAGTATCTCGCTCCATTCACTCAAAGTTTTTCCTTTTAGTAATAGATTATTACTCCTATTTCTTGATT